CATCGGTCAGATTTACGAATCCTTGTTCACTATGTGTACCAGGATTTGCCTGAAGTTTGTGGTGATATAGGAAGCATAAAATAAGTGGGTGTAGATCTTCACTATAAGAGCCATCTTCGTTGAGAAGTAGAGATGCAGAAACCTCTATACCGAGCTTCGCAAAGGCGAATACAAGGTCGTCTATGCTCTCAAGGGGGAGTGATAAAACACTCCCAGTTACTTTAGACCTTGAGGAAAGAAGTGAGTACATATCAGACTGTTGGTCAATCAGATACTTTTTCAGCTCCATAAGAGTGATAGTTCTGTCCCATTGACACCATGGCCAAGCATTTCCTCCACTTATTAAATGTCGGAAGCCTATCAACACGCCTAAAATATCACGGTTAGTGATATTATATGCACTCAATGCCCAATGTTCTGCTTGGAACTCAGGTACCTTCCACCTATGAGTCATCTCAATAACAAGTCCAGGTAAATTATAAATGGACTTGAGACTTGATTCGATCATCGTAAGTGGTAAGGGTGATAATTCGACACCTTCCAAGAATAATCTTTTACAAAACTCACCGGACCCTTTTTCAGGGGATATAATGGACTTGTCAAGGTTGATTTTAACATCAAGCTTATCAAGTAATTCACTATATCCAACTGCCACATCTTTGTCCCAAATAACAATGTCATCACCTAGGATCTGATAGTCGTTAAACGACCAGATTCCTTTGTAATTAGTTTTCACTTGCGACGCGATGTATTGGATCAAAATGTGATGAGTTATTGAGAAAGTTACCCATGAACTGTATGCCCCTAAGGGCTGACCGACAGACCATTCTACCTCCTGAGGTACACCCTCAAGTACTTTTCCTTTAGGGTGCTTAATTGAAAATTTTCTCTTAAGCAGCTTCTCCCATAATCGGGCAGTAGTTGGACCAAAGAAACATTTAATGAGTTCTGTTTGTAACACAAGTGGGAATCTATCAGTAGCGGAGGAAAGATCGTATGAATAACACGGTCTCCCTTTAGATTTGCTCAGAACACGGTTAAATCCTTTATTTTGATCGAATGTACAATCAGTTACAAGAGTGCGGATAAACTCCATCATTCGCAGATGTAGGACCTTAAGGGCCTGTTGGGTCCAGAAGTCCACAATTGCGATGACACGAGTTTTCCCACCATGTTCTTGTAGAAATGATAATCGTCCAGACCTTAATTGGTCGGCAGACTTTGTGGGTTCGAAAGTTCCCATCCTGTCCAGAGAAGGGGCTAGCGGATGTTTTAGGTGAGCGTAAAGCTCCCTAACCGTCCCCAATAGCCCTTCATTGGCAAGAGCATATATGTCAAGGTGTGCGGATAGTACACTTGGTCCATTAGGACCAGCAACAATACTAAACGAAGCATCGTACTCACGGATTTCTTTGATCTCTAATCTCTGAAGGTTATCCTGCATAAACGCAGTGATCTTATTCACTGGTTCTGTTATATCCTTAGACCTTGGATCTGTTATGTTCTTAAGAACAGAATAGTCTATTGGTAAGGTATACAGAGTATGAATCCTTAAAAGTGTAAGAGCGATTCGCTTGGACCACTTTCCACCTATCAAGTATGGGTAGAAAGGGATTAATGCTCTGGGTACACCCAGTCTATTGGCCCTTGTAAATTTTAAGGGCTCAAAAGGCAGTCCAAGGGATATCTTAACAGCAATCACATAATAGGACTTAAATTTGCTTATCGCAGATTTGAGTCCTTCATCTGATTTGAGTTTCAAGAATCTTTGACAGTACAGTGTAAAATGGGTTGTTAACCCATTCAGTGGTTTCCCACTGAGCTTTTCTACAAGATGTATTAGATGAGTCATGATACTCAATATTGAGTTTATTGATTTGTCTAATTTAGGAAGCATGATGATATTCTTAATAAGAAGATGAGGCTCTCAGGTTTCCCCTGCCGCACATCTCATACCGGTGTCTCTCTTGTGGGAGACTTGGAGGAAGGAAGTAGGATTGTTAGAGGGTTCCAACGGATGGTCCATTAGTG